GGTATGCCATAAGGAAATAATAGATGCTAAACAACGAACATTTTTACTTCAAGCTGCTTAGAAAATATGTTATCCTATTTGGTAACATGTTCAACAACCTTATTCTGGTTCGTACCCAAGCAACAGATACAGATATTGAAGTTCAGCGCATCAAGGTTCCTTTGACATATGCACCAAAGGACAAGTACGTTACACGTCTAACACAGGATCCCGACCTACTTAAACCAGTTGGTTCAATTCTTCCAAGAATGTCTTTTGAAATTCAAAACTTCGCATATGATCCTGCAAGGAAGCAATTGTCTACCCTAAGAGCGGTTAAGGGCGATACAACCACTGCCATGAGTGCTCAGTATATGGGTGTCCCATACGATATTCATTTTGAGTTGAACATATATGCAAAGACCATAGATGACGCAAATCAAATCCTTGAACAGATACTACCTTACTTCACACCTGATTATACCTACACAATAACACCTGTTCCAGAATTGGCATATCTTAAGGATATTCCAATTGTTCTAAACAGCGTCAATCAGAATATCACATATGAAGGTGATTGGAATTCTGTCAGATATGTCAGTTATACTCTATTGTTCACAGTCAAAGGATACTTCTTTGGACCTATCGAAACACCAAAGATCATTCGCAAGTCTATTGCAAATATCTTCAATGATCCTTCACTAGTGACTGGATACACTATTCGTATAAATACAAATCAAGGAAACAATGGTACATTCCAAATTTCCGATACTGTTTATCAGGGCAATAATTTTACTACTGCGACGGCATTTGCTACTGTACTGAAATGGAATCAAAGCACCCATAAACTACTTGTCAGTGGTGCACAAGGTAACTTTACTGTCAATAGCACGATCAAGTCAGTTAGTACGAATGCATCCTATATCATAGAAAGCTTCGATGCATCACCATTGAAACTTGTAAATATAACTGTGGAACCAAGTCCAAATACTGCACAACCTGGTGAGGATTTTGGATACACTGAAACAATAATTGAGTTCCCAGATACACTGGAGTAATAATATGAGCAGAATTGACAAATCAATTTCGGATTCCTTGGGAATCGAATTTGAACCAGATAAAAAAGTTCCAACAGTTGTTGAACAGGTAGAACAAGAAATTATTGAGCCTGATCAAGTAGAACCTACAGGAAACAGTGATATTGAGGATGATTACAATTTTTCCAGAGATACACTCAAGAAAGTTATTGACAAGGGTAAGGATGCAGTTATTGATGCTCAAATAGTGGCACAACAGAATGAGCATCCAGATTCATACAAGGCGCTTGCAGCATTGATCAAATCAGTATCTTCCGCAACGAAAGACCTGTATGAGGTACACGAAAAAACAAAGAACCTAAAAGGTACATCGGGAAAGAAAGTATTAGATAATGGGAATATCAATGTTGACAAAGCAATATTCGTGGGAACAACTTCCGACCTTTTGAAGCAGATAAAAGGAAAAGAAGGTGAATAACCCAGCACACAATTATGGATCTGGTTTTGGGTACATGGGTAACCCAAAACTTCGTCGTGCATTCATTCAAATCTCCATGACTCAAGATCAAGTGGACGAATTCAAAAAGTGCAGCCAGGATCCAGAATACTTCATTCGCAAATATGTCAAAATCGTAGCACTTGGTAAGGGTATCGTTTCGTTTGATCTATATCCTTTCCAAGCAGATATGATTAACACCTTCAATAATAACAGATTCGTGATCTGTAAGATTCCTCGTCAGAGTGGTAAGGCCTTGCCGCTAGATGAAAATATATTAACATCAAAAGGTTTCAGAAAATTTGGTGATTTAAGGGTAGGTGACAAAGTATATGGAAAAGATGGTAAAGAAACAATTGTAACCTTTATAACCGAAACAATGTATAATCACGATTGTTATAATATCGAATTCGATAATGGTGATATTGTAAAATGCGATGCTGAACATCTTTGGGAAATCATGTCAAGTGATTGGAATAAGAAGAAAATCATAGATACAAATGAACTTATTAGAATTCTTCCCCAAAAGAAAAAGAATGGTTCTGGACTTTATGTAGAAATGAACCAATCTTTAGAATTTGATGAAAAAGAATTGCCTATTGATCCTTATACTTTAGGAGTTTGGCTGGGTGATGGCACCTCAAGATCAGCACAAATAACATGTCATAAAGATGATATGGAATGCTATAAAACAAATATTCCATATGAAATAGGAAACATCACATACTCAAAAGTTAACAATAATGTAGTAACTTTGAAAGTTAATGGTTTATATCCTCTGTTGAGATTAACAAACTTATTACAGAATAAACATATTCCCGATTCTTACAAAATGGGGTCAATTGAACAAAGATTAGAATTGCTCCGTGGTCTTATGGATACAGATGGTCATATTGGTAAGAAAAAAGGTTCTTTAGAATTTTATCAAAAAAATGAAGATTTAATTGACGATGTTGTTTTTATCCTTAGAAGTTTGGGTATAAAAACAAGAAAGTCTTTCAGGACTATAGACGGTTCTGTTTATTGGAAAATAACATTTGCAACCAACAGGTTTTCTTTGTTCAAATTAAAAAGAAAAAAAGACAGACAGGAAAACCACAAATATTTTGAAAAAAATAACAGACTGTATATAAAAGCAATCACCAAATCAGATAGTGTTCCTGTAAGATGCATCACTGTTGATAATGATGATCATATGTTCCTTATCGGGAAAAATCTCATTCCAACACATAATACTATTACCACCGTTGCATATCTTCTATGGACAATTATCTTCACACCAATGGTGAATATTGCGATTGCAGCACACAAAGGTCCAGCTGCAAATGGTATTCTCCAGCGTCTAAAACTGGCATATGAAAACCTACCTCTGTGGTTGCAGCACGGTATTATTGAGTGGAATAAAGGTAACATCGAACTTGAGAATGGTTCTAAGATTGGTGCATTTGCTACAACCGCAGATGGTTTGCGTTCAGGTTCATATGACATTGTTTTGTTAGACGAGTTTGCATTCGTACCTAATAACATTGCAGAAGCATTCTATACATCTACCTATCCTGTTATTACAGCTGGTACCAATACAAAGGTGTTCATTATCTCAACTCCAAAGGGTATGAACCACTTTTATACCGCATGGGTCAAGGCAATAAAGAAGAAGTCGGAATTCATACCTATTGAGGTCCACTGGTCGGCAGTACCTGGAAGAGACGAGGCATGGAAAGCAAAGACTATCAGCAACACATCAGAAGAACAATTCAGACAGGAATTCGAATGTTTAGCTGGTGAAACTCAATTGGAATTATTTGATACTGAAAAAAATGAATACAAAATAATGTCCATTGAAGAATTATATTTGACACTGAATTCCTAGGATTACTAAATAATAGTAACTTAGGAGAATTGAATGGGTAACTATACATATAAAAAAATATATGAACAAACATATGGAAAACTTCCAGTTGATGAATTTGGAAGAACTTATGAAATACATCATATAGATGGTAATAGAGCAAACAATGACATAAACAATCTTCAGTGTGTTTCCATACAAGAGCATTTTAATATTCACTACAGTCAAGGTGATTATGGTGCTTGTGTTATGATTGCAAAAAGAATGCAAATGTCTCCAGAATATTTAAGTGAAATACAAAAGGGAAAGAAAAGACCTGGTGTGGGAGGAGTAAAAAAAGGAACAATTCCTTGGAATAAGGGTAAAAATGGATATAAATTGAACCTTTCCAGTGAAGGCCAGAGAAGAAAGAAAGAAGCTAATAAGAGACAAAACAAAATAACAGACGATGATGCTAAGAAAATACGAAAAGATTATAACGACAAAGTAAAATTACATAACGAATCTCTTATTGAGAAAACAATGAGAAATGGTCTGAAAATGTCTTACACCCAATTGTTCTGTAAAGAATATTCGGAAAAATATTATGTTACCTCATCATATATCAGAAGAATAATAAAAGGAAAAAGTAAAGTTGTTTAGACCCAACGGCGGCAGATTTAAAATAAAAACACCAACAGGATATGAAAATTTTGAAGGTGTTCAAAAAAAGACTGTGGATGTTATGTGGAATATCACATTTACAGATAACACTAATATTAGATGTTCAGGAAAACATGCTTTTCTAACCCACAATGGTTTTACTCATGCTGAAAAATTGTCAATAGGTGATGAAGTAAGTGGGAAAAAAATAGAAAAAATTACTTCTGAAGTTGGAAAGTTTGAAGTTTATGATCCTGTAGGTGTTGATAAACACAACACATATTATTCGGTTGGTGTAATTTCCCATAATACTGAATTCTTGGGAAGCTCTAACACTCTTATCAATCCAGGTAAGATTGGGCAGCTTATGGCAGCAATGGAAGAACCAATCGCATGGGACAACGATGCTGCAATGTGGGAAATGCCTATCGCTGGGCATACCTATTGCATGACAGTTGACGTTTCAGAAGGTGTTGAATCTGACTATTCTGCTTTCCAGATCATTGACGTTACCAGTATTCCATACAAGGTTGTGTGCAGGTATATGAATAGGAAGATACCACCATTTACCTTCCCTGCTATCATCGTGAATTATGCCAAGAAGTATAACGACGCATTCGTATTGGTGGAAATCAATACCATCGGTCTACAGGTTGCAGACATTCTCCACTATGAATTGTCATATGAAAACCTGATCAAGATCGAAATGAAGGGTAAACAGGGGCAGCAGAATACACCAGGTTTCAAGAAAAAGATCGCATTTGGTCTAAAACACAACAAACAGACCAAGGCAATTGGTTGTGCCAACTTCAAAACTCTTGTTGAATCTGACAAATTAATCATCAAGGACGAGGTCACAATCAAGGAATTCACTACATTCGTATTGGATAAGAACACCTACAAAGCAGAACCAGGATCAAATGACGATGCCACCATGTGTCTGGTTAACTTTGGATGGTTAACTTCTCAGAAGTATTTTAAGGAAAATATCAATAACAACATCCGAAAAGTGCTCCAGGAAGAACAATTGAACATCATGGATAGTGATGTGGTACCGTTTGGTATCATTGACAATGGAATAGATGACCCATTTGACGATGGCAGGGACGCAAACGGTGACAAATGGGTTACTGACAGGGAAAGAATCTATGTATTCGATAACATTGAGTGGGATACCCTGACAAATAAGCACCGATTATAGTCCAAAATTCACGAAATGATAAATATTGTGAAGAATAAGAACTTCCTAAAAGGAGCTAAAACATGCCATTTTTCCTAAGTCCCGGAGTGAATTTTTCAGAAATTGACTTGACAACTATCGTTCCAGCAGTTGGTACTACTGAAGGTGCTTACGCTGGCGATTTTGATTGGGGTCCTTTGTTTTCAATCGTTTCTTTGGGCAACCAAGTTGAGCTAGTAAGCACATTTGGTAAGCCTACTTCAAACACCTTTAAGTCATTCTTCAGTGTGTCTAACTTCTTGGACTATGCAAGAAACATTAGAACAGTACGTACCGCAAACGTAGCAGCTGCAAAGAATGCTACATCTGGTACCGCGCTTCTAATTCAGAATAGAGATGACTATGAGTTAAACTATCTTGACCTATCAGCAGCAAATACATCTGGACAATTCGCAGCTAGATATGCTGGTGCAAAGGGAAATGGTCTAAAAGTTTCTCTATGGGCAAGTGCAAATTCTACTGCCTTTGCTAATTGGACATATGCCGAAGAATTTAATGGTGCAACAGGAACCTCAACCTATGTTGGAAACCTTTCTGGTGCCAACGACGAAATGCACATTATCGTTATCGATACTCTAGGAAAGTTCTCTGATGCAGCAAACACTGTATTGGAAAAGTTCCCATATGTATCTAAAGCATCTGATGCTAAGAACGATGACGGTTCTTCAAACTACTATGTAAACGTGATCAACGACAGATCAAAGTATGTTTATGTTCTAAACCATGCTCAGAATATTACAACCCAAGTATCTGAAACAAGCTCTTGGGGTAATACAGCTGCAGCAACAAACTTCGCAGAAACATCAACCTCATACACAGTAACACTTTCAGGTGGTGTTGATGGTTGGTCTGAAACAGCAAA